AGAACAAGGATATGACGTTACACTTGATGCAACTGATGCAATTGGTTCAGCTTCGGACGGTGGCAATGTCAATTTGAACGCAGGCGATGGTGCTGGAACAGGCATACAAGGTCGCATTGTTATGGATGAAACCCGTTGGGGATTCCATAGAAGCAATGGTGATCTTAATATCTTGGCACTGACGAGTAGCAATACCTTTACAGGAACAGCTTTAACGATTCAAGATCGTTCAGGTTTACCGTCCCCTCCGCTTTGGACATGGAAAGGAGTTACTCGTTTAGAAGAGCCATTAGCATTGGCTGCAGTAACAGCTGGCACAGATGAGAAATTCTGGTCTATCCGTGCCGGCAGTGGTGGTACGCTTTCATTTACAACAGCTACAGATGCTAGCCCTTATGGCGTTTCAAGTACTTTCCTTCTCGTAGATAGAACAGGCCTTGATACAGATGTTATATTGAGTCCTTCCTTGGCCCTCACACTTCAAACAGATGCGACAACCCGCCTTCAAATTGATGTCGATGGAGCGTGGAACATTGATAGTACACCTGGAACAGCAGGACAAGTTCTAACATCTAACGGATCTGGTGCAACACCTACATGGGAAGACGTTGGTAGTTCTTCATTAATTACTCAGAACATACAAAACGCTAACTACACATTCGCTGCATCGGATAACGGCAAAGCCGTAACACAGACAGACGATAATGTGTGGACGTGGACAATTCCACTAAATGCAACAGTTCCAATTCCTGTAGGCACGGTGTTTTCGATTTCTTCACTTGACATTACTGGAAATGGATCGATCACCATTGGTGTTGAAGGTGGTGTTACTGTTTATGAAAATGCAACTGGCGTCAACACAGGCACTTTTGGATTTGCAGGATTTACTGCAAACACACTTCAAAAAGTTGGAACTGATCTCTGGATGATTGGTGGTCCCGGCATTCAGATATCGGTGTAATACCATGAATGGCGTCTGGCACTTACTAATTTCTAACGTTAGCGATGGTGGTGTAATACCACCATCGCTCAGTATTGAAGCCAACGGAACACAAAATAGATTAATATGGACAGCTGGAAGTATAACTGGACAGACAATACTGTCGTATGACCTTTATGGCATGGATGCGCAAACCTTTCAATCTGAAGTTAACTTTTCACCACAGGACGTACTTGTGTATGGGGATCTTATTGCTTTGGATAGTCCTACCCCAATTCTTTCTACAGGTGGTCCAGGTGAACCTGCAGCAGGCTTGTGGTATTATGATGATCCAGCATCTAATAACCTAACAGCTCAGTATGGCTATTATGTTCGCGCTATTACAGCAGAGAGTGGGTACAACTCTAACATAGCATATGCTTCACAAGTTTCATAATTTATTCGGGTAACCAAGTTCGATCATAAATAGACTCGTTGACAATCAAAACACATACGTGTATGTTGGTTGGCGTGTGGTGACAGGCACCATCCGAAAAAACAAGAAGCACAATTATGTGCCCTGTTTAAAAGCAGAACTGAACAATAACAAATTAATAGATCAGTTTTGCCTAGAACAATTAGAACAAAAGGTAGAAATTAACATGGAATTAACAATAGACCAGCTGCGCGCAGCATTTAAGAAGAACGACAATCAGGGCAATTCAAGCCGTCCAAACAACTATTATCCATTCTGGAATATGAAGTTTGACGAAGAAGCAGTAATCCGCTTCTTGCCTGACAAGAATACAAACAATCCAAAGCTTTTCGTGGTTGAAAAAATGACCCACGCTCTCACCATCAACGGTGAGAAGAAAACAGTTCCTTGCTTGAAGATGTACAAGGAAGATTGCCCAATCTGCAAACTTTCCCAGCATTATTACAAGGCAGGTGACAAGGTTAATGGCAAGAAGTACTGGCGTACGAGTCAGCACATTGCACAGGCTTTGGTTGTTCAGGATCCACTTGAGCCAAATAAGGAAACTGGCGAGACACATCAGGGTAAGGTTCGTTTTATCGCTTTCGGATTTCAGCTTTACAATGTAATCAAGGCTGCTTTCGAAACAGGTGATCTTGAAGCAGTTCCAACGTCGTACGGCAATGGATACAACTTCCACATCAAGAAGACAAAGCAGGGTGACTATCCTTCGTATGTCAATGGCACACGCTTCCGTCCAAAGCAGATTCCTCTCACAGAGCAGGAAATTGAGTTGGCCGAAGAGAACATTGTCGACTTGGTAACGTTGCTTCCAGCACATCCAGGCCTTGAGAAGGTTGAGTCAATGTTGAACGCAGCAATGACCGGTTCAAACTACAATGGCGCAGCAGCTGCTGCAGACGCAGGAGCCCCAAAGACTCGTGTTGTTGCAGAAGCAGGCGGTGGAGATGATGACAATGATGTTGATGGTAGTGATGACAGCGATGTCCCAGCACCAAAGACAACACCAGTAGTAGCTGCAGTAACAGCAGCCGCTCCTAAAACTGATGATTCACCAAAGAGCAATGACGCTGACCAGATTCTGGCTCAGATTCGTGCTCGCCGTCAAGCATCAGCAGCAAAGGCGTAATAGCCATCTAGAGAGGTTGGGCGAGCAATCGCTCGACCTCTTTGTATTTTAGGAGAATGAAATGGGTTACTTAGATATTTTTAGAAAGGAAGTTGAACAGGAAGGCGGGTCTGAACCACCTCGCTATTGGTTTTCAACTGGAAATTATGTGCTGAACAGAATTCTTTCTGGCAGCTTCATGCAAGGCATCCCACAAGGGCGAGTTTGTTGCTACACCGGACCATCTGGTAGTGGCAAGAGCTTCCTTGTATGTAATGCCATGCGAGAAGCTCAAGCACAAGGCGCAACAGTTGTTGTAATCGATTCAGAACACGCCTTGGATAAGGACTTTGTCAAGGCATTGGGTGTTAAGATCGACGATAGTTACGTCTATGCAGAAATCGAAACAATTCCACAGCTTCAGCAAACGGTTTCATCCTTGATCAAAGGATACAAAGAAGATCGTGGCGATGATCCAAGTGCAGGCGATAAGCTTCTTATCGTTGTAGACAGCTTGGACATGTTGATGACCGAAACCGAAGAAGAAAACTTCGACAAAGGCATCCTTAAGGGCGACCAAGGTCAGAGAAGCAAACAGCTCAAGGCTGTTATGCGTCAGTTCGTGCAAGCAATCAAGCACGACAACATCTCAATTCTTGTAACAGCTCAGGTGTACAAAAACCAAGATGTGTTGAACGGTGAAGGTGTTTGGATTGTTTCAGATGCAATCAAGTTCTCATTGTCTCATATTGCATTGCTTACAAAATTGAAACTTCGCGTCGACGGCATTGCCAAGGGCATCAAGCTGAAGGCAGAAGGCTACAAGACTCGCTTTACACAACCATTCCAAACAGTTCAGTTGGAAGTACCATACGAAACAGGTATGGATCCATTCAATGGTTTGGTGGAAGTTGCTGTAGAGCTTGGTGTGCTTGATAAGCGTGGGTCACGCTTAGCTCTGTCTGGTGAAGACACAACCTTCTATCAGAAGGACATCACCCATGACATGTATCAGGATATTCTGGTAAAGTGCGAAGCTAAGACGGATGTTAAACTTCAGGCGGTCATAGTAGACGCTGATGAAGACACATCCGATTCCGGTCTAAGTGCAAAAGCTAAGAGAGCAGCCAAGAAGGGAGTTAAGAAATGACAGACAAATACATTCCAGATCCAAAGAAACACCTTTACGTATCGTTAGCTAAATCTGGCGTGCGAATTACTGGCTACGCCCTAATGCTTGGCATTCCAAACATTTGGGCAGTAACTGCAGCAGTAGTGTTAATTATCAGCGAAGGCGTTGGTATCGTTGAAGAGCTAGTCTAACCGAATTAGAGGTTGATATTGCACTCCACAATGGGTATGATATCAACCTCTATGAGGATTTCTGTATGGACGCGTTAGAACTAGTCAATAAAAACATGTTGGTCAAAATGCTTGCAGGCAGTCATGCCTACGGCACAGCTATTGCTACGTCTGACGTGGACTATCGTGGATTGTTCTGCGCTGACAAAATTAACATTGTCACCCCATTTTTCCCAATCAACGAAGCAGCAGATACGAACGAAGAAGACACTAAATTCTTCGAGCTTCGTCATTTCATGAAGCTTTGTACTGATTGCAATCCAAACATCATCGAGCTATTGTGGACAGATGATTCAGATATCACCTTCCGCACTCCAGCTTATGACGAACTGCGTTCCCACCGTGCTGAATTGCTATCATCAAAGATTGCATTCACTACATCTGGATATGCAATTGCTCAGTTGAAGCGCATCAAAGGCCACAACAAGTGGATCATGAATCCACAACCCGAAGAGCCACCAAAGCAGTGGCAGTTCATTTCTATGGTTCAGTGGTTTGGCAAAGAGAAGATGATGCCATCTGATTTCAGGATTTCAAACTTCATACATGACTACATGCTTGTACCATATAGCGATACATTATTCGGCATCGTGCCTATGGAAGGGTGGCAGACGATCAACGATAGTGGAAGTTTGAATGATAAGTTTGAAGGAAGCCGTGAAAATCTTCCTCCACCTCTTGCCTTTGTTAAATTTAACCAAGAAGAGTACAAGGCTGCTAAACAGCGCCACGATCAGTACTGGACATGGAAGAAAAATCGTAATGAAGTTCGCTCTACACTAGAAGAGAACTTTGGATACGACACAAAGCATGCAATGCACCTTGTTCGTCTATTGCGAATGGGTTTGGAATCATTGCGTGATGGTGTTGTGTACGTGAAGCGCCCGGATGCTCAGGAACTACTGTCAATTCGCAATGGTGCTTGGACATATGAAGAAGTAGTGAAGTACGCCGAAGAAATGGACCGTGAGGTTCGTGAAGTTTGGTATCACAAGACAAGTCTGCCAAAGAAGCCTGACTTGAAACACGCTGCTAATGTACTTATGAAGGTGCAGGACATCGTATGGAGTAAGTGATGAGTGCTGATAACATCAAGCGCTTGGACGAACTGTTTGCCTTAAGAGTTAAGGCATACCAAGATTATACTGATCAGATCAAAACACTGATCGGTGATGGGCTGAAAGCGATTGAAGAATACATTATTAACGATATCATGCAGCCAAGCGCTCAAGTTTCGTGGGGTGTAGTTACACACAGACCTGAGCTGAATGCACTGTTTTTAACTGCTAATGTATCGTGGCCTATTGGAACAAAAATTAATACGGCTGATGGCAGCCATATGGAAATAACAGAAGCCAACTCTAGATATTTCAATTTCTCATTACAGATGGGAATGCCAATTGCATTGATGTTTGAAGGTCGCCAAGAAATCTTGGCTTTCCTAAGAACAAAAGAAGATGAAGAACACAAGAAGATGAAGAACACAAGAAGACGAAGAGTCAGATGAAGCAGCTATTTGGTCCACCAGAACCAGATGCTGACTTCGATATGGATAGCTTAACAGAAGAACAACAAAAAGCACTGCTATCGTGGGAAAAAGAAAACAATGAGCAAAATAGCAGACATTAAAACAGCCGATAATAAGATTGATGCAGCACAGCTTATCACTCTAGTTTCACAATACGACACCGACCTTGCAAACCTTGCAGCTTTGATTGAAATCAAAGGCAAGAAATTGGAACACGCCAATCGAGAGAATCCAGCGTGGCACTTGTATTATGATCAACGCCGCGCTGAACTGAACACGCTCCAAAAGTACATGGAAATGGAAGTAGCGCGTGTACGTGGCAGACTGTATAAGCAGTATGTTGAAACGTACAACCGTGATTTGGGTGATCGTGCAATTGAAAAATATATCGACAATGAAGAAGCATATCTTGAGAAGTACGAACTGTACCTTGAGATCAAAGAATTGCACGACAAGTTTGATGGTGCAGTTGAAGCATTTAAATCGCGTGGATACGCACTGAACAATATCACAAAGATTCGAGTCGCAGCAATCGAGGATGGCCTCGTATGACGAAACGTAAAATTGCACTTATGGGCATTGGGAAGGAGCTTGAACTTTCTAAAGCTACAGCAGTCAAAGTAGACAAACAAATGATTCATTTAGATCAGCTTCCAGACGGAACATGGAGATTGATCTATAGTGCAAACTTGATTCCAGATATCAAGTTATTGCAATCGCTAACAATAATAAGAGAAGATGATGAATCGCCAATGCAAGATAGTAATCCTAGATGAAGTACAGTGTGTATTCGTAGGATTGCATCCAGATCACATCGCTTTCATGTACGAAGAGTACGGCGTTTTTGGACCAAACTACTTCTTCAATCCTAAGTACAAACTAGGTGCTTGGGATGGTAAGATCCGTTTCTTCCACAAAACAGGCAAGACGTATGTCAAGCTCTTAGATGAAATGATACCGAAGGTAATTGCCCTTCGATACGACATTGAAATTGACGATCGTCGTGAAAGTCGACTTGTATCTCCAACACCAATCACTCGCAATTTCTTTGCTGACTTTGGTGTTATTGATCCTAAAACGGACGAACCCTGGTATATGCGTGAGTACCAAATCGATCTGGTGAATTCGCTATTGTCGAATGGTGGCGGCGTTGGAATTGCTGGTACAGGTGCAGGCAAGTCTTGTTGCACGGCCGCAATTGCAAAGGCATATGAGATCACAGACAACCTGAGATCAATTATTATTGTTCCTGATAGAAGCTTGACAATCCAGACTTGTGACAACTACAAGATGTTCAAGTTAGATGTGGGCGAATACAGTGGCAAGCGTAAAGATTTGGAACACCAACACATTGTTTCAACATGGCAGGCACTTCAAAACCGACCAGAACTGATCACACAGTTTTCGGTTGTTGTGGCTGATGAATGTCACAAGCTCAAAGGCAATGTCCTTACAAAACTTATCAACGATTATGGTAAGAATATTCCATATCGTTTTGGTGTAACCGCAACCCTTCCAAAAGAAAAGAGTGATGAATACGCTGTTAAGATCGCTGTTGGAACAGTGCAGTATTCCATTCCAGCTCATCAGCTGATCGACGAAGGCGTTCTGTCAGATCTTCATATCGACATCATTCAACATGACACGAATCTTGAAGAGCAGTATCAGGACTTCCTTACGGAATGCATCACATTGCCTACGCCAACATACAAGGCATTTAAGGATTCTTACTTTCCAGATTGGAGTGCTGAGAAGTCATTCCTACAACGTGATAAACATCGTCTTGCATGGATTGCTGACTTCGTTAAGAAAGTTCGCTCACAAGGCAAGGGCAATACACTTTGTTTGGTGAATGGTATCAAGTTCGGTCAACGTTTACAAGAAGCAATCGATGATTCAGTTTTCCTTTATGGTGATGACGATGCAAAAGAACGCAAATTGGTGTACGACCAGTTTGCATCAGAAGATAATATGACCGTTATTGCGACAGTAAACATCGCAAGTACGGGTCTTGACATTCCTCGTATCTTCAACCTAATTTTCATCGATGTTGGTAGATCGTTTACCCGCGTAATCCAAACGATTGGTCGCGGCCTTCGCAAGGCTCATGACAAGGATTTCGTAAATGTGTTTGATATTTGTTCAGATTTCAAGTACAGTAAAGGTCACTTACGAGAACGAATCAAATTTTACAAAGAAAGTAAGTACCCGCACAAAAAGCAAGTCGTACAATACAAAGAACAAGAGGAGACGTATGCTGGTTTTCGATAATAACTATGATGCTATCATTTTAGACAGCATCCATACACCAACTGTGTCCGATCATGTTTGGGTATTAGATTTGAACGAACGCGATTTCATGCTAACACCATTACAGGTGTTGGAAGAGACTATTTGTCCAACTCTTGAATTGTTGATTTGGGGATTTAAGTTCTGGCTACCTGCTAACTGGAATATTTTAGTCGTCGATCCTGAGACACAACAGCTGGATGTTGTTGAAATTTCAGAACTACCTGGCAAGGAGTTTTCAGCTTTCGTTTACGGTCCAAGAAGACCCTCGACTGACTCAGCAGTGATCCAAATCACTGACTACCTGCCAAATCGACGCAACGTAGGACCTTCAATTAACAAACATCACATGTTATGCCATCCGATTTCAAACGATAGCTGGGTGAATGTATCCCCCTCAGATACGTACAATAAATATTTGAAGAATGCAATCGTGGGAGACCTGATATGAACATGGAAGAAACAAAGAAAGCTGCCGACATGATATGGAGTGAATTTGCAAAATCAATTTATGAAGTACAGCCATTGTCTGCTCCTACAGGAAAGATTCTTGCTATCCAGGTACGCTTCACTTACGATCATTCATCAAAATATGACTACGCTATGAAAGCGTTGACCAACCTTTACGATTAATTGGAATATACACATATGACATACAAAGCAAAAAACAAACGAATTTCACTTCTTGAATTCCGTGCCTGGTTACAGGGCGTTGAAGAATTACAACCAAAGGATTGGTTTCCAAACCTGGAGCAGTGGAGATTGATCCGTGCAAAGATCGATGCTGTTGGTGCAAAGGAAGGATCAGTTGAACCAGAAGTGGTAAAACCAGCTGCTAAGTCGACACACAACCGAACTGTTGCACTCCCACAACCAACAACACCATCAGGTATGACACCTGTTATTCCTGTTGTACCACCAGATAAGAATCCAATCTATAGTGGTGCATTCTTGATTCCGGATGCAGGTGGTGGTATTCCCGACAACGTTCAATATGATGGTCAAATACATCGCACAGCTCAGAAGATGTAATGCAAACTGAAACGAAGATCAATTTCGAACTGAACAATCGTGTTCTATGGATCGATGGTGAATCAGTAGTCTCTGAAGAAGAGATGGTTCGTCGTTTGTCACAAGGGCTGTCAACGAAAGGTCTTTATGTCAATCAGATAACGAATGCGATCAAGCAATTCAATAAGCATGCATCTCCTGAAGATCAAGTACGTACCAAAAAGACCCTCAACGCAGCATTGATGGCGAATGTTGGAATCTGGAATCTGCCAGACCCATATTCAGCAATGGATGTTAGCATGTATGTTGAAGAGCGTTTGATTCAAGAATGCACGTCAAACGGCTGGATAACGGACACAGAGGTGTCTCCACAAGCAGTGGAACGGTTCAAACGAGCACGTTCGGAGCTTTTACTATACAAATCGCAGCAGTTAGATAACTTTTTGCGGGCGTTAATTTTTGTCATAAATACACTGGAACAAAAAGAAATAGTGTGGGGCGTCGGTAGAGGTAGCAGCGTTTCTTCATATGTGTTATACCTAATTGGTGTACACGATGTTGACAGTGTTGAATACAAACTCGACATTGCTGATTTCCTACATTGAGAGCATCCAGGAGAAACGAATGCCTAAGAAAGTAAGAAGTGCACGTGGTGTGATGGTTGATTTCGACTTGATTGCTATCAAGAAACAGATCGCCGAACGTCCTGCAACAAACGATGTCCGTGCCCGCCAAGACTTCATTGAAAAGAAGTTGCGCCGCCGTCTAAAGAAAGCTGCAAAAGAGTCAAAGGCAGATGTTGTTAAATCTGTAGAGGTTGAACCATCATTGACAGCAGCACCATCAGAAGCATTGGCTTCAGTTGTACCAGAAGTACAGCCAGTACCAGCCCCAAAGAAGACCTTGCAGAAGGCACGTTCGAAATAATACCATAACATATAAGAAAGATTGGAGAATCATATGACGAAGTTGAAGACTTTACACACTAACCTGTTGTTCCGTTTTGAAGATGAGCTTGTTACATCACGAGGCATCAAACAGTTTAAGCAGACAACAGAATGGGGATTTCAACTTGGCGCCAGCATGGATTCAAACACAAAGTCTCCTCGTTGGGGCATTGTAGTAGCCGTAGGTGAGAAAATAGATTCAGATATTAAGCCTGGCATGAGAGTTCTGGTAGAAGCACTGAAATGGACCGAAGGCGTGTCATATGGAAGTGAAACTGTTTGGCTAACAAATCAAGATTACGTATTGGCTGTTGACGACGAATTTGTCGCGGCGGCGTAAATGAGGAACCGTCGATGGGCTTTATTGTTGTTCTAATTCTTACTACATTAGCTATCGCCGGCTCTGCAGCCTTTTTCAGTATCTACGGTTTGGCTCAGATCTTTTCTGGAGCATTCCTTCCAGTTGTAATTATGTCCTCCTCTCTTGAGGCGGGAAAATTAGTTGCTGCATCGTTCGTATACAGATATTGGAACGATATATCACGTGCGATGAGAACGTACCTAATTGCATCAATCATTGTGTTGATGTTAATTACGTCTGCTGGCATCTTTGGTTTCTTAAGTCAAGCCCATATTGCCACAAATGCTCAACTAACAGAAACAAATTCGAAAGTCGCCCTTCTTGAAGAGGATAAAACTCGTACTGAGCAGTTGAAGCAGGAACGCTTAGCTCGTAGAAAACAGATTGATGATCAGGTGGCAAACTTACCTGCTGATTATGTCAGAAGCCGTCAACGTTTGATAAACGAATTTAATGAAGAGCGTAAGCGCATTGATAAGGAAGTCGTACAATACGACGCTACTATTGCAAGCGATTCAAAGCAAATCTCTGAATTGAAGCTTACCAAGATCAAAGAAGAGGCTCATGTTGGTCCAATCTTATTCATCGCTGAGGCTATGGGTAAGGATGTCAATACAGCAATTACTTGGATGATCATTCTTATCATGTTTGCCTTCGATCCTCTTGCTGTGGTATTGACAATTGGTGTCAACGTTGCGCTTAAGTTGCGATCTTCTTCCAAAGCTGCAAGTGGTTCAGATACTTCAATAGAGGTTGATGAACCTATCGAGCTAGATGAACCTACGCCCGCGATCACATCTGTTGAACAATTGGTTAAAACACCTCAAGAGAGCATTACGATTGAACAAATCAGAGACGCCCTCGATCAGTTGAATAGGGATCGTGAACTTTCACCTCAAGAGCTGATCCAAAAACAAGCACTTGAGGAAATGCTTCGCAAGAAAGAGGTTAAACAGTCAGTTCGTAACCCACAAAAACCAACCATGCCTGAGAGTCGCCTCGTCAAATAAGTTGACATAGAACAGCCTTGTAGTATACTTGTCAGCGCAAGTCTGCAAGGAGAATAACTATAATGAGCAGCGATAAGAAAGCTCTGTGGTCGGAAAAACATCGCCCACATACACTAAACGAATACGTCTTCCACGATCCTTCTCACAAGGCTGCCTTTGAGCAGATGATTAAGGACAAATCAATTCCTCACCTATTGCTTTCGGGTGTACAGGGAACTGGTAAGACGACATTGTCGTTGATTCTAACTGAAGAAATGGGCATTGATCCAACAGATGTGTTAGTAATTAACTCATCTGATGAAAACTCAGTAGATGATGTTCGCGATAAGATTAAGAACTTCATTTCTACCTACGCCTTTGGCAACTTCAAGATTGTACGTCTCGAAGAAGCTGATTACTTATCGTTGGCAGCTCAGGGTGTGTTGAGAGGCATGTTGCAAGACTATGCACATAATGCACGGTTCATCTTCACGTGTAACTATGAGAACAAACTGATCCCAGCTATCAAATCTCGTCTACAACAGTACAGATTCAAAGCTCCACCTCGTGATGATGTGTTGGAGTTTGCCGCAACTGTTCTGATCAAAGAAAATGTCAAATTCGATCTTGATCTTTTGGAGAAGTATGTTGCAGTTGGATATCCTGACGTTCGCCAGATCATCAATCTGCTTCAAGGTAACGCAATCAATGGTGTGTTAGTTGACACAAAGCAACAAGCTCAAGGTGCAGATTACAAATTCAAACTTCTCGATACACTTGAAACGGGCGATTGGGAAGCCACCCGTAAGGTTTGCTGTGGAAATGTAGCAGCCGAAGAGTGGGAAGATGTTTATCGCTTCTTGTATGAGAATCTCAATAAGAGCAAAAAGTTCACAAAGATCGAAAAGTGGGAGCAGGGTATTGTTATCATTGCTGATCACTTGGTCAAACATGCGCTAGTATCTGATTCAGAGATCAATGCTGCGGCTATGTTTATCAAATTAGGACAGGTATAAGGAGAACAATAATGTCCAATGAAAATATGTTTCTGACGTGTGGTAATCAATGGGTGGATCGGTCAGTTACCCAAGCAGACGTGCAAGCAGACGTGCAAGCACTACATCTAACTGCAGGTGACGGAATCGTCGTTGCCGGTAGTGGTAGTAGTAACATGTACACATTATCTGTTGATCCCTACTTGTACACCAATGCTTCATATGTCAGTGTATTGCAATCACAAGTTGAAGCACTTGAGTTGAAGGTTAACGAAATACAAAACAACCACAGACGAGAGATGGAAAATCTTGTTGACAAATTGGATACGTATCTCAGACTTGCATTGGAAGGACCAACTGGACAGCACAGCCAGATACTCTATCCTGTCAAGCGGGAAGAACAACGAAATGTATTCTATATCAACGAACAGGACATCGATCCTGCTGCATTGAAAGTACTAATGCAACAAATTAAGGTAGAGCCAACTGCAGCTGATTACGATCGTGCAATGAAGCTGGTGGAGTAAGACATGGAATTCACAGTAGTTAATGAATCTCCATTACCGCTAATGACGGTATCACATACACTAAACAATACATTTCAAATTTTCAATAAAAATGAAATGTTGGTGAGCATAGATTTGAGCACAGGTAAATTGCAATATGGTGAAAACTATGTTCCCGATCATGCTGCTAAGATCTTTTGGGAAGCAATGTCACATAATGCGCCAATACACAAGAATGCATACGATACAGATCACGTTCTTAGACAGGTTCGCCATATTCTCAAGACTGAAGAAGGTACCTGTGTTATTGAACGCGCAAAAGAAGTGATGCAATTGAGAGCCGATATATGGCCAACATGAAGGAGTGCCAATAATGGCTCGTCGTAAGAAACCAGAGAACGAAACAGAAGAAGAGATCAAACACCGTCGTCTATTAGAGGTGATTTCTAACTTCTCAACACGCAGTGAAAAAACATCATGGAATCGCAAGATGGACAACATGGTGAAATTGATGTCGAAGTTGAATGAAATCGATCAACGCATCCTTGAAATCACAGCTAAAGAGAAGCAGCCAATTCTCGATGAAGTTTCAGTACTTCGAATGACTATGGTTAAGGAATGTATACATCCATTTGAACAGTTGGTTCTGCATGAGAATCATGTAAGATGTAAGTTCTGCAACCACAACATGTCGATGGTATTCAAAAATGGACCAAGCGCGTAAGCTAAACATATTTGAGGTTTTAGAATCCATCAATCAGAAAGATGTTGGACTCTACAAATCTTGGACTGAAGAAGAGGCAAAGCAATTTGTTCCTCTTGTTACGATGCGTTGGATGACAGGCACTGATGATGCTCGTCAAATCGTATTATTGAACGAGTTTGCTAATCCATACGTGTTTAGTTTGTATAAGCACAAAGAACTGCTTACAAATCTGTTCGTTGCATGTTCATCTGGTAACAGTCAACGGTATACATGGATGAAAGGCTCGTCTAAAGCGACAACAGGTATGCCAAACATCGTATCTGTAGTTCGTGAATACTTTGGATATAGCACGAAAGAAGCAGTTCAATCAATTCCATTGTTGAAAGACGAAGATATTCTTAGCTACGCTGAACAGCTAGCTAGACAATCAGATGAAATCTCGAAGATCAAGAAAGAACTGAAAGCAAGATGATTAGCACGAACTACAAATGTCAGTATTGTGGCCAAAGATTCGTTCATGAAGAACGATATCTTCGTCACGAGTGCAAGGACATGAAGCGTGAAAAACAGTTCCAAGAAGCTATCGGCCAGACAGCTTGGATTTTTTATCAGAAGTGGCTTCGTTCATATAACAAGGTAGCCAACAACGCGAAGGCTTTCATCAATTCGCGATATTTCAATTCGTTCATGAAGTTTGCCGAATTAGCTAAGAATAGCAAACTTCCAGATACTGATGCGTTCGTGGCAGTGATGCGAGAGCATGATATATCGCCTACAATCTGGACCAGAGAAGAGGTGTACAACCTTTATTTGGAGCATTTGGACAAGAAGCTCTCACCTGAGAGGCACGCTGAGATAACAATCAACACATTGTTCAACCATGCAGAAGAGTTCAATGTCGATGTTAGCGACATTTTTGATACCCTAACACCCAATGATGTCATCAAGTTGGTGAGAGAACGCCGTCTGTCGCCATGGATCTTGTTGAACAGCGGCAAGTTCGGTGATTTTTTCGTCAATCAAACCAACGCTGAACAGCGAATTATACTGGAAACAATGATTCGTCCTGCATTCTGGCAGAAGAAGTTTAACGAAGATCCCCAATCTGTAGAACAGATGAAAACATACGTGGAAGAACTAAAGCTCTAACTCCATAAATATCTGGTTGTAACACATAGGACAATCAGATGGCAGAAGCAGTTCTTTATCTTCTTAACAGTACTGACGACTCAACTCGTATAGCAATCCAACCACGAACCTTCGATGGTGTTGGTGGCGTTCAGCGCAATACTGATTTGACCCTCTACGGTAACGGTGCCCCTAATTGGGGTGAGCGCTTTGACGAGAATTTCTATCATTTGATGGAACATTTTGCAGTCGCACAGCAAACAAACACACCATTCACACCAGAGAATGAAACAGACCTTGCAGCTGTTGGATTTGGTATCAACGAACCAATCATTGGCCAAGTATGGTACAACAAAACTACTGAAGAACTTTTTGTCTACAATGGTTCAGAGTGGCGCCCTTCTGGTAAAGTATCAATTATTGGCACAACAGCTAATATCAATTCCAATGTAAATGTAACGACACCACGCACAGGTGAACTTGCATACGACACGGATACCTCGACATTAAAGATCTACAATGGATCAGCATGGGTTGATTCTGTAAACACAAGCAGCGCTGTTCCAACTTCACGAACTGTAACTGGTACACTTTCTATTACAGGTGGCGGTGATCTATCAGCTAATAGAACATTCTCACTGGTCAACGATCAAAATTCACCTGGCGTAAGCACGTACTATGGTACAAATGCTGGCGGCGTTAAAGGTTTCTTCAGTCTTCCATCAGGTGGTTCTGTAACATCTGTTGCAGCCTCGGGTTCAACTGGCTTAACAATTGGTGGTTCTCCAATCACAACAAGCGGTACACTGACATTCACACTTGGTGCTGAACTTCAAGCACTTTCTGCAACATCAGGTACAGGATTCGTACAGCGCTCAGGCGGTGGCACATATTCTGCATCAGCACTGTCGAGTGGCAATATCACTGGAGCACTAGGATATACACCACTCAACAGAGCAGGTAACGGTGCTTCAAACGCAAGCATGGCTGGTTATTTGGACATGGGTTCAAATTTGATTCGCAACGTTACAGATCCAGCACTTCCTCAAGATGCTGCAACAAAAGCTTACGTTGACGCTGCCGTCGGAACATTCACAGAATTATTGTCAACGAATGGATATGTAACTCTTCCAAATGGAATTATTTTCCAGTGGGGATTCCGATCATATTCATCAGTAGGTGTGTTTGTAAGCTTTCCAATTACTTTTCCAAATGCATGCTTCAATGTTCAAGCAACACAGCAGCGTGTCATTAACGACGGTGGTGGTCGTGCACCTACAGTGTCAAGTTTGGGAACAACAGGATTCACTTTATATGCTGCACAGAGCTCTTCAGGCAGCTACTGGTATGCAACAGGATATTAATAGATGACAACACAGTATACGATTCATTTTACCGATCCAACAGTTGCACCATTCGTACTTAATCCTTACACTACGAACGGTACAGTATTCCCAACGTCGCCAACGTTAGATCCAACTTCATCGTACGCATCATCCTCATTGATTCTGTATGGTAAGGGTACGCCTAACTACGGCGAGCGTACAGACGAAGACATCCTTCACATGTTGGAGAACTTTTCTGGTTCAACAGAACCAGTAAATGCTATTTCCGGCCAGATCTGGTTTGATCGTGTTGTAATTCTTCACACAAGTGCTACACCAACAGCCGATTGGTACCTTTGGAGCGATGCAACTGAAACCTGGTCCACGATCACTGTAACAGCAACATCTGGTTCGCCTCCATTACCTGCTGTTAACAACACATATCAATTTGATAATGCTACAGGCATCCTTTACTTTGGTGTGAATATTTCAGGACATCCTCTTTGCCCAACAGCAAACGGTGTTTGGTTGCAGCGCTCGTTCGAATTAGACACAACAATCGGTGTTCCTAATCCAGCAATCAACAAGCCAAAGAAAGTACTGCGCGTGTATGATGGTCTCGAATGGGTACAGGTAAACACAGTATGGTACGGTGATGTAGCACCTTCAAATCCTGTTCCTGGATCTTTGTGGTTCGATACAGCTACAACATTGCTCAACGTATGGAACGGCACCACCTGGGTGGGTGTGTTAGGTAACTTTGTAGAGAAGACGGGCGATACAATGTCTGGCGATTTAGTCATGACAAGTGGCGCTGAAATTGACATGGGTGGAAGTAAGATCGTCAATGCTGACGATCCAACAGCCCCTCAAGATGTAGCTACAAAGGCTTATGTTGATGCAGCTATCGTTGCTCCAGTTATTGGATTGAACGATCTAACAGACGTTACTATTGTACCAACAGTTCTTGCAGGTCAAGTGCTTCGTGCAATTGGCGGTTCACCTTCGCTTTGGACGAATGCTACATTAGTTCTTACTGACATATCTGATGTGACAGCAACTGTAACTGAAGTTAATCATTTGGCTGGTGTAACAAGTAACGTACAAACACAGTTAAATGCTAAGTTGAATTTGACAGGTGGCACATTGTCAGGTACTTTGAACATGGGTTCAAACAGTATCACAAATGTCAACAACCCAACAAATCCTCAAGATGCTGCAACAAAAGCTTACGTTGATTCAACAGAACGTTATGTAAACGGTGGATCGTTAGATGCATTTGGAACATTAACACTGACAGTTCAAAACGGTTCGCCTGTTGTTGTTGGTGGATTTGCAGTAGCTGGTGAGATTCCTCCTTACACACCAATCCAAACAACAGATTTGTTGTCACATTCTAATGAAGGTGTAATTCCAACACCAACAGATGTAATCGAAGCAACACACATGCTTGATAGAGTCATCAAGCGTAGAACAACACCTCGTCGTTCCGTTCAGGATGGTCAGGGGGCTCTATCGGTTTACAATACACCACAATATATTGGTGAGTCAGGTGGGTTGATGGTATTTGTGAACGGTATTAAGCAGATTGCTGACGTTAAGGGAATGCAAAGAATTAGTTACGATTTGTACTCTGGTTCTCCTATCACTCTTCCACAATTCGATGGTGACGTTCCAACATTATTGATCGGTGGTGGCTCTCCAGCTACAGTGTACGAAGCAGATTTTACTGTCGGTACTGGTTCACCTGCGGTCACATACACAGTTTCAATCACAGCAGGATCCCCTGCCACAGATTCTCTTGCAGCCCTTATGGAAGAGATCAACCAACAACTAGTAGGTTTTGGAGCAGGAGTGTTTGGTGTCATTGAGAATTCATCATTTGCATTTTATGTAAACTCTGCACCACCTCAGGATCTTGTGATTGTAGATGCAGCAGGTTCTCCATCAGCGGAACCACTATTTGGCTCTTTGTTTGGTGGTGCATACACAGAAACATTTGAGACGCCTGTTCCAGCTGCACAATATGACTATAACGAACAAACAGTTGCCTATAACGGATTTGGCATCGCTGTTCAAATTTATGACGACCTAACTGGTCAAACAGTAGAGTTCATAAGTATGAACAGTAGCGAAGGAGTATTTTAATGGCCGGTGAATATGTAATTGATCATTTTAACGGCACTCCATGGCTAACAGTTTACCCATTGGAAACAAACGGAGGAACTTCAGTCCCTCGTGACATTCTATCTGTCGATTCATCTCCAAAAGTATTCACTGTATTTGGAGATGTAACAGCAAGATTCATTAACGGATTTACTTTCCAAGTTGTTGATTCGGCAGCAAATGATGGAACATATACTGTTGCTTCTGCTGTATATGGTGGCTCACCTGGTATAACAACAATTACAACTGTGGAAGTAATTCCATCTGAAGCACTTCCGCTTGGATACGTTCAGTATTCTGTACCTGCAGACACATCACTTGTAATCTCTGGTCGTGGATCGATGAATTGGGGCCAAGTTATCCAAACCAGTTTGTTAAACATGTTGGAAAATTTCTCTGGTGCCATTGCACCAGCTGAACCAACAACTGGCCAATTGTGGTATAATACCAACACGCCAGCATTGCAGGTATTTAATGGTTCAACTTGGATTGATATTTCAGGGGGAACATCAACTATCTCATCTTGGCGAGCACCTGTAGTTGCACGTGATAATACACTATATGCCAACTTCCTAAGCTTCCCAACAACTGGCATTATTGATGGTGTAACACTTGTTGACGGCGATCGCGTACTGTTCTCCAACGTTGCTGCTGTAACACAACGTAACGTTTGGATTTGGGATGCAACAGGAACATCTTGGACAGAAGATACGCAGAATGAAGTTGCCGGTGATGCAGTATACGTAGTTGAAGGCACAGATTCTGGTAAAGTGTTTGCGTTCGATCAATTTGATCAATGGGCTCAAATCAGCGGTTCCGGCAGCGGTGGCGGTGGAAATAGTGGTATTGCTTTCATCAAAGAACAATTCACTGCATCTGCAGCACAGACACTTTTCACATTAACAAACACATACATTCCATCAGCTACAGGTGTTGGATTGTTGGTATTCGTAGATGGTATCAAGCAAGTCAAAGGACTTGCATATGATGAGACGTCATCAACATCCATTACGTTCTTAGGTTCACCAACACCATTTGTTGGTGGTGAAATTGTTGAGTGCTATATTGTACTTGGTGTAACTGGAACAGCTGTTCCAGCATACGAAACACAAACTGGTGCCAATGCCACAGGATCTCCTCCTGTATTTGATTTCAGCATCATCACGTACGTGCCTGGTGCTAACAGCCTATCTGTTTTCTTTAATGGTCAAAAGGTAGTGGTCGATGTTGACTATGTAGAAACAACACCTAACCAGATCCAGTGGATTGGTATTCCATTAGAATTAACAGATTTCTTCGAATTCTACTCATTCTATCCAGTCTTGGCAGGAACACGCCTAGAAGATATTTCAAACGTTCAGATTCTTTCAACACCAACTGACGGAGACGTATTAACATACGATGCAGTTGATGCGGTCTGGAAAGCTGAACCAGCAAGTGGAAGCGGAGCTGTTCCTCCTAACTATGAAGAGTTTGTAGGAACTGGATCAGCAATCTATAACACAGTACTCGACACACTGGCCAAGGGTGCTGGTGTTGCATATATGCAAGTGTTCGTTAATGGTGTGTTCCAACAAGAAGGTGGAACGAAACAGTACACCGTAACAGGTGCAAATCAAATTACATTTAATGTCAGCTCTATCCCAGCTGTCAGCGATGACGTTGTGATCTATGCATTCGCAACGTAAAAGAGGAATTGAGTAATGGCACAGCAAAAAATTACAGCATCCCAAATTGACTCAACAGGTCTCGATTCAGACTCTCTGGAAGGTCAAGCTGGTACGTTCTACCTTAGTAGAGCAAACCACACAGGTACACAAGGTGTAGGTACAATTACTGGACTAGCAACGTCTGCCACTACCGATACAACGAATGCTTCAAATATCGCGTCTGGTACTCTCGGTTCTGCTCGTCTTCCAGCATTCACAGGCGGAGACGTAACATCAAGTGCTGGTTCAGCTGTTTTGACAATTGCTAACACAGGCGTTACAGCAAACACTTATAATAACGTTACAGTCAATGCAAAAGGACAAGTAACAAGCGGAAGCAATGCAGCTTATTTGACAGGCAACCAAACAATCACATTATCAGGTGATGCTACAGGTTCAGGTACTACAGCTATCACGGTCACTGTGGTAGATGACAGTCATAATCATTCTGTTTCAACGATTACGGCGTCAGGCACACCATCATCAACAACATTCTTGAATGGTGCTGGTGCATGGGCAGCACCATCAGTTGGAACAACCATTGTTAAAGCTTCTACAACAAGCCGCAATACAACAACAAGCTTAGCAGCTGATCCTGATTTACAGTTTACTCCTGGCTCGGGAACATTTGCAATTAGTTTCTGTTTACAATTCCAGGGTGTAACAACAGGTACACAAGGCATTAAACTAGCATTCAACCGTACCACACTTGGTTCTGATTTCTTCATGTGGGGTGGTTCATCTCATGCAAACAACGCCCCGGGTACATTTGCAGCACAAACAGCAGGTGGCCCTGGCAGCACAAACGATCAGCTAACATTCTCAACAATTTCAGTTTCATCTGCCCGAGATTACCTACTGGGTTCTGGTGTGTTAACAGCATCTGGTTCGGTTACGTATGCACTTGAATGGGCACAGAACAGCAGCAGCGGCAATGATACCAGATTATTGGGCGGCAGCTGGATCAGATATGAACAAATTGCATAAAGGTACACCATGAATTTAGATAGCGTTAAAAGAGCAGCGATAGCTTCAATAAATACTGTAGCAGAGCAAGTTCGTGTTGAATCCCTAACGTGTACCAGCACACAGCTAATGGTATACCAAGAGAAAACTGAACAAGCTATGGATTACATTTCTGACAACTTCCCTGCAAATTTGGATGCCTATCCATTGATTAAAGCAGAGGTGTTAGCTTTGGGGTCAAATCCAAAGGATGTAGCTACAACGATTTTAGCTAGTCGCGGTAAATGGATTCAGTTAGCAGCACAAGTTGAATTTCTTCGCCTGAAAGCGAAGAAAGAGATCAGTGACGTAGATACAGAAGAAAAAGTAATAGCCGTATGCAGCGCAGCATTAGAAGCGTTGAGTAAGGTGGAGAGATAATAGATGTCAACAAAAATTCGTGGTGATCAGTTAGATAGCATTACAGTAGACGCAGGCTCACTTGGCGGTGAAGATCCTTCGTTCTATCAAGATGCCTCTAACATAAACGCAGGCACATTGGATGAATCTCATCTTCCAAATACAGGCACACCAGTTACTGGTTCGTTTGTAAAGATCACAACTGATGCTCACGGTCGTGTAACAGCAACATCATCTCCAAATTCTAGTGATATTATCACTGCATTAGCATTCACACCAGTGAATCGTGGTGGTGATACAATGACAGGCTTCCTGACATTGAATGCCGATCCATCATTAGCATTACATGCAGCATCAAAACAATATGTTGATGCAGTGGCAACGGGATTAGATTTAAAGGCATCTGTTCGTGTAACAACAACAGGCAGTAACATTACTCTTTCTGGCCTACAAACCATCGATGACGTTTCCGTTATTGCTAATGATCGTGTCTTGGTTAAGGATCAAACAACAGCATCACAAAACGGTATCTATGTCGTAGCTGCAGGCGCATGGAGTCGTTCTGTAGACTTCGATGGGACACCGTCAGGTGAAGTTACTACAGGTGCATTCACGCTTGTATTGGAAGGTACAGAATTCCAAAGCACAGGGTGGGTATTGATTACAGCAGATCCAATTACTGTTGGAGTAACCAATTTAACGTTCACACAATTCTCAGCTGCAACACAAGCTGCTGGAACAGACACACAAATCCAATACAATAACAGTGGTGATTTTGGTGCAAGTTCACTGTTCACATGGAACAATGCAACACAAACATTGACATTAGGCCAAAATCCCAACATTACAACAGATCCTGGTTCAACTATTAATATTGGTGATCAACCAGCAGCTACTACTACAAACAACGGTGCAACTACACAGCTTAAAGGTGGCGATGGTGGCACAGTATCTGGTAATGGTGGCGCAGCTTATGTAATCGGTGGTACCGCATCTGAGGGAGCTGGCGGTGACGCATTGATGGTTGGTGGTAATGGTGTTGGTACAGATCGTGCTGGTGGATCAATCACACTTACAGGTGGCGCCGCATCTGGTGCTGCAACTGGTGGTCCTATATTCTTACAAGGCGGTGCTGCAAGTGCTGCAAGCGGTGCAGGCGGTGGTGTATTCATTACAGCAGGCCTTAATAACAACATAACAGGCGCTGGAGGAAATGTATTCATTTCTGCTGGTGGATCGACATCGGGTACACCTGGATATATTAGATTCTTAACAGGTCCAACCCCAGCTGAACGTTTCCGTATTCTTGCTAATGGTGCATGGTCGGTTGGAGCAGCTGGTACTGATACAGGCAGCGCAACACAAGTATTGACATCAAACGGATCAGGTGCGGCACCTACCTGGGAGAATGCAGCAACATCATTAGCACAGTTGACAGATGTGTATATCACAGGATCACCAGGTCCTCAAGATGGTTATGTCTTAACATATCAAGCTGGATCGCCAACAGGTTGGATTGCAGCGCCAGCAGGACTACCTTCAACACTAAATGTCTCTGGTGGTGGTACAGGTGCCACCTCACTAACAGGTATATTACAAGGTAATGGCACATCTCCAATAACTGGAATTACTAACTCATCAACAGTTGGTCAGGTATTACGTGTAACAGGTGCATCTACATATGCTTGGGGTGCTGTTGATCTTGCAGACTCTGATGCAATCACAGGAAACCTACCTGTTAACAATTTGAACTCTGGCACAAATGCATCATCAGCAACCTTCTGGAGAGGTGATGGTACATGGGTAGCTGCAGGTGGAACACCAGCAGGTTCAACAACACAAATTCAGTACAATAACGCCGGGGCATTTGGTGCAAGCGCAGACTTAACATACGATTCAACGACTAACTTGCTATCAATTGGTAGCACTGGTACGCCTCCTACGATTCAAGCTACCACAAGTGCTCTGAATCCAGGTATTACCTTGGTGGTTCGTGGTGGCGCAACAACAGGTTCAGGAAATAAAGGTGGCGCTCTTAACTTATTAGGTGGTCAAGCAGCAAACGGTGATGGTGGCAATATCAGCATTGCAGCATCTGCTCCAGCTGGTGCATCTGGTACTATTGGTGGTAACGTATCAATCTCTGCTGCCAACTCAACAGGTACCAGTGTTACCGGTGGTGTTGTAACAATAAGTGCTGGTCGCGGCAGCGCAACAACTGGTACTGGCGGCGCTCTAACAATTACATCAGGCCAGGGTGGTACTTCATCTGGTGATGCTGGTGCTCTCAACCTTAATGGTGGCACAGCAACTACTGGTGCAGGTGGTAGCATTAACTTAACAGGCGGTCAACCAACTGGCGTAGGTGGCGGTGGCGCAGTTAATATCATTGGTGGCCAAGGTGGTAACACATCTGGCACATCTGGTAACGTAGATATTCGTGGTGCCAACTCAGGATCAGCTTCTGGAACAGCAGGATCCTTAATTCTTAGAGGTGGTGCTGCATCCACAAGCGGCGCAGCAGGTCCTGTTCTAATTACTGGTGGTATTTCTGCTGGAGGAACTCCAGGTGCTGTAACAATCACATCTGGTACATCAAACACGAATGCTGCTGCTCTTAATCTAGTTGGTGGAGATGGTGCAAGTACTGGCAGTGGTGGTTCTGTTAATATCACAGGCGGTACACCAGGATCGGGTACTGGCGGTAACATCGTTATTACAGCAGGTCCTGCAGGTAGCGGTACAGCTGGTACCATTACATTAGCAACCGCAGGCTCAACAAGAATGACTGTTGGCAATGATGGTACTACAACCTTTAATTCTGGAGCTACGGGCAATGTCATCGACATCAACAGCACCCATGCTAATGGTCCATATGTTACATTAATGCGTAGTAGCGTTGCATTTGGTGATATTGGATGTGGTGTTCAAATTGGTGCTTCATTTACTGCTGATTCTCTTGCTATGGCTGCCCGAAGCGGTAACGTAGTTGAATTTGCAGCAAACGGTTCTACAACACCTCATTTACAGATTACAACATCTGGTGAAGTGTATACGAACGGTAAACAGACAGAGAAGTATACAGCAACTTCAACCGCATCATCCTCCTATACGCTTGATCATAACAATGGAAACGTTCAACGTGTTACGTTGAATAACTCAATTACAACATGGGCATTTAGCAATCCACCAGTTTCTGGTCGTGCATACACATTTACAGTCTTCTTGTTGCAGGATGGTACTGGTTCAAGAACAATCACATGGCCTGCTTCAGTTCACTGGACAGATCAAGTTACACCTACATTAACAACAACAGCAAACCGCATGGATGCTGTCACTATGACAACATTTGACGGCGGTACCACATACTACGCCGGCCAAGTAATGGCTAACTTAGTACCATAAGGAGTCCATAGTTTATGCCAATGCGCATGCGTGCACTAGCAAATCCAGGTAATGCAACGTTCAATAGCAATGGAACGTTTACTGTGCCATGGAATGTTAGACGCGTAACTGTATCAGGCCAGGGTGGTACTGGCAACTCTGGTACATCTGGCAATCCAGGTACCCCAGGCAACTCAGGCAATAACGGAACCGGCGGTGCCGCAGGCAACGGCGGTCCAGGTGGATCCGCTGGCTCATCAGGTGGTGCCGGTAATCCAGGTGCCGT